CCTGCTCCGGTAGCTAAGGGTAGAAATTGCGATTGATTACCCATTTTGTATGTAGCCCTTTGCTAGAAGGTCAGGATCGTTATACGCAATGACCTGAGGACTAACTGCTAGAGCGCCGCGCCCAAGGCCCCCGATATAGTCGTTATCGAGTCCAAGCCCAAAGATTGGCGCGCCATCGACCGAAGTAATAGCATAATTCACAGGAATGGATGCTGGTTTCAATCCAAGCAAATCTTGCGCTAAGATTTGAATATCAACCATCCCCGGTATCTTGCCAGATACTCCAATTGTCATTGACGACGTAATTCGATTACCTGTCTGCACGCCCCAGCCATCATCTTGAATGAAAGTATAAGTGCCTTGACCTGGGGGGAAGAAAGCATCTAGAACCTGCTGGCCCATAACTACTGTGCCATCCCAGCGATTGACAATGGCCACGGCCTTCAGCAAACGTCGATAGATCTCGTCGTCGAGCTTTTCATACATGTCGCCGGGGTTGTAACTGTTTTTCCAATAACCCCGTCCCAAACCGCGCAACGGATCGCCTAAACTGAAGAACAAGGTTTGCAATGGCAGAGGAATAGTGCGCTTGCGCCCTATCCATTGTCCGCATATGTCGAGTTGCACGCCGATCGCATTATCCAGATCGAACGCCTCCGGAAGTCCGGCCAGAAACGCCTGCATATCCACGAGCGGCTGCAGCGTCAGCGATAAAGTCGCCGTAAACTTGGGCTTCCCCGCATTGAGCGGAGGGATTTTGCTTAAGTAATAGGCGAGATCGTTCATGTCAATGCTATTTTGATGCTTGGATAGCTGAATGAGCCATCCGAATTTTGCACGATGGGACAGTTAGCGATTTGATTGAAGGCGATGGTAACGTCAGAAGAGCTAACGGTACCACTTCCAAAGCCAACCTGAAGCGATAGGATCTCATAAGTCATGCTCGCGGCAACACCGTTCAGATTAGCTGGAACATTGGCTCGGTTCAAGAGTACATCCTTACCGATCCCCAAGGCATTTGTCCAATTGGCCAAGGCCGCTGCAATTTGCGTCCCAACATCTGTAGTATAGCCGCTTAGCGCCCTGAGCCGTAAGCTATAAGAGATCGCAACGGGCGTTGGAATAAAATAGTTGATCTTGTGAGTGATGCCGTAAGCATCAGTCGAGAGACCTACCGTCGTGCCGTAAGTCGGAACACCCGGAGCCTTGCGTAATCGAACCGCATCAGCAATATCGTTAAGCGCGCCCCCTTGAACGACCAGACTGATGCAACCTCCAGGTATGCCGTTCTCATCAGGCAGTAACGTATCATTGTCGTAAACTTCAACCGCTGTCACACCCGCAACAGCAAGAACTGCTCCTTTAAGCGCATCAGTGATGGCGGCTGCTGGTCCGGCGGTCGATTGGGATTGCCGGATACGCAATTGTCCGTCAACTTCGACTGGATCGCCAGGAGCCGCATCATTGGTAGTCAATGCTTGCTGCCACCCGCGCGTCTGGGTTTTAATCGTCAGTTGCGTATTTGTGGCGAGCGTTATAGCTCCCAATACCTGACAAGTCAGAGTTACAGCAACCTGCCCGCTCGCCGGTATGGTGACGTTAACAGGAAGCGCCCAATCATTTCCGGCATCATCAGTCACTAACCCATTCGTAATCGGAATGAAAGCCTGTCCGATGATCAATGCCGGAACTGTCGAGTAGCTGGGCACCTTTCGCTTCATGCCGTTCAATTTAATATTGGACGATAAACCCACGCCTTGCGCCGTCGTCGGAGAAAAAGAATTGTAAGCACTGACGCCGAATTGATTCATATCGTCATATGCTGCAGCAAACAGCCCCAAATGCTCACCGTCTTGGCTATCTGAACCAAGGTACGTATCGCTACCATAGATGCTGCGATAACCATTTTCCAAATAGGCAAGACAGTCATCAAGGCTCGGACGATGCACTCCGGTCGCATCGATATAGCAAACCGGAGTCACATGAACGATGCCAACGCTATCAGTCCACTGCCAAGTCACGCGAAAGCCCCTGTTATAGTCGTCGGTCCATAAATGGTATTGACCTCAGCGCTTACTGTCCAAGCTCGCGTATCACGGTTCAACGAACTGGCGTAATTCATCATGCTCAACACACCCGGCGTCGAAAGGATACGACCCTGGATAGCAGCATCGCGCGTGTTCTCTGTATACTTGCCCAAAACCCGCACTTGATAGGGTGTGCCATCCCAAATTTTGAGCCACCACTGCCCAGTCCAGAGCCGCATGCGCGAACTACCGATCTGACCGACACCCTCTTTATTGTTAACCCAAAAGGCGGCTTGATCCCCGCCGAAGACCATGTCTCCACTAGCATCAACCTTACGCACTCGCAACAGCCAGCCCTCCCGTTGCTCCATCGATCGGAAAAGCTAACGAGCTCGTGTTTTCTTCAGCCGTTGGCGAAACGATCGCTGCAAAGGCATTAGCGAGCGTCGAGAAATTCGAACCGCTGAGCGCCCCAGCGACCGCCTTCATGTTCGGGTCGGTCGAGACGGCGGCAGTCCCTGCACTCGCTATCAACTGAAGCGCCGGTAGCGCATTTTGCAAAGTTGAAATCGCTGTGTTCGCGTTACTGACGAGATTATTTATGGAACTCGTGATACCATTAACCGCACTTGTCGCATTAGCAACTGACATGCGCCCGCTGATCACTTGACTAACGATATTATCGACCTGACTCGTTGCTGTGTTTAAAGCAGGGCTACTGGTTAATGGCCCCAACACTGTCGATAAAGCCACAGAAGACGGCGGATTTGCGCCAAAGTATTGAGTCAACGCCTGCGCATGATTCAGTATATCATTGAGCCCATAAGCCCCCCCGCTAGGGCTCGACGCCCCGCTCATCGCTCCTGTCACGGTTGCGAGCCCGGTCAGTGCAGCAGAGAGCCCGCCACTGCCAGTAAGCGCTGCAACAAGACTCGCGCCCGCTCCACCAAGCGCCGTCGTTATCGCCCCGGCTCCTGCTGTTAGCGCAGTTGATAAGGCGCTCTGCGCAACGGCTGTCGGGTCACTCAGTACGCTTGCCGCCCCACCCGAAAGCACCCCGCCCATAATCGACGAGATAACGCCACTCAACGGTCCGAGCGGGGGGAGGGTAGTCGTCGCGATAAGTTTGTTATGGGCGAGCGTGAGCCGTCCCGGCTGAGTCTGGCCTGTGGGTTGGCAATTCAAGAGGATGCGCTCGGCGTTCTTGATGATCGTTTGCGGGAAATAAAAGCCGCCAGTCGTGCCGACTTGATGTTGAACCTTGACTGTTGAAACGTTACTGACGCCATTAGTCGGATGGACATCAACGACATGATTGCCATCATCGCTGCGATTCTGCTGGCTAAACTGCGAGGGCGGCGGATTCATCTTGCGCGGGAGTGAACGTCCGCCCGGTAGAAAACGAACGTCAGCCATGTGGTGGACACGCATGTCGAACGGAGTGTTATCAGTGCCCCCGTTCTGATACCACGCGTCTTGATTGCGATCGACCGCGACCGCAATTCCCTCGTCTCCTTTCTTGACCGGGTGCGTATGCGTGACGCCGCCGCCGCCCGGATAATGAACCGGCATATCCTGAAAAGGCGGATAGGCCACTGTCTCGATCGTCTGGTCAGGTTTCAAGAAGAAGCCTACGAGGCCTGACTGACCATTGGCTAAATGCCCATCGCTCGACGTGATGATTGTCGGCATAGCTTTGAATAGTCCAGCCGCCCAGCCAAGCAGCGCCCACTGGATCGCATTAGGCCAGTCTTCTTGACGTTCGTTCAGGTCCATCGAACTTTAAGCCGGGTTGGAGAAGCCAGGTGTGGCGAGCGATTGACTGGTATTCTGTCCTTGCTTCAAACAGGCCATGTCCATATACCAAGGTTCGCCACGTGTATCCCCATCGTATTCGATTTTGTAGACGCGATAAATACCGTCCGCTGCAATTTGCGCCAGATCAACACTTTGTGGCGCATAGATCGCGTTGCCATTGCCATCGTAAATAATGGGCGTCAAAGGTAATTTCTGAATATCAGCCTGATTGATTTGCACAAGTCCGTTGATTTGGATCTTAGGATTGATGAGCGACCGTACCATGATGCCGCCAATCTCTTGCGTCGGCATCCCCACCATGCCAGTTTCCGAGTTCAATTTGACCGGAGCTCCCGGAGCATTATCGTCTTTCTTCAGCATGTTCAATTTGCCCCGGCTATAACTCGCATAAGCCTGCTTACTTCGGGCAATATCGAAGATCACGTGTCGCGCCATACCCATTAACATGATCGCCCGCGCCGACTTAGGAACCGTCAAATCGATACTCGATGCGATATAACCTAGACTCACCCCGTATTTCGACGCTTCTGTCATGGCAGCATTGAGCATATCTTTGGGCGTCGAGCCTGCAGGTAACGTCTGATGGACCTTGGCGTAATTATGAAACTGATGACCGTCACCGGCCATGATCGTGGTCAACGTATCGGTCGGATTTTCCCGACCATAAATGATCTGGGTGACGTTACCAAGAAATATAACTCCCATCCCCTCGTCCTGATACCCGGCAGAAATTTGCAGGGTCGTAAACTCACTGCTTGGCTTAACTAATTGCTGTGCGGTCGTTGGATTTTGATTAGTTATCCTGAGTATCGCAACGGATGGTGTATTAACCGTGACCTGGGTAATATGAAACCGACAGCGCAAATCCGAGAGCTCCAGAACCTTGCCCCCAAGCGCCTGCAATTGAACAGAACAGGTACGGAGCCACAATTAAACCTCCAACCACAAATGCGCAGTCGAACCAAGATTCCACCAAAGCGGCGGCGCAAACTGATCCCCGTCCGTCGTACAATAGAGCGCGCAACCCAAACCAAGATACTCATATTGCGCAAGTAAGTCTGCGCCCGTCACAAGCGGTATGCCGCAAATGATCGGCTCATCGAGTACATCCAGAATATCCATGATCCAATTGTCATCGTTGAATTGATAAAGAAGCCGAAGCTGATAGATGCTCCCATTCGGAAACAGAACACTTGCCAATTGCGGCTGCGGCCTGAGCGGGATCTCATAGATCATGGGCTATAAGCCGTTGAAGATGGTGTCCCGGTCGGGGCGGGGGTCAAGTTTACTGTACCAATATCCGGTACCCCATTCGT